CGGCGTCAGTGCCGCGAGTGGACGACGTGTTCCATCCACTGTTCCATCTGGGCATAACATCGGGCTTCTTAGCCCATCAGACAGGGAGATAGAGTAGATGGCGATGATGATGGACTTCATCGCCTAGCCCCACGACGCGCCACCGTAGCCCACAGCGCGACCGGTTCCCGCGTCTGGATGCGAGATATCGTCATCGCTGCCATGCGCCGTGATGGAACACCAGCCGCCGCAGTGATGGAGCGTGTTCCATCCAGTGGTCCATGGGATGTCACCTGCGCTGAGCCGCCACCGCCGCCGTCTCAAGGAGATAGAGAAACACTCCCGGCATCATTGCCGGGAGTGCTGAGTGAAGGAGTCGCGCGTTGACGCCCGTGGGCGCTGATCGCCGCCAGCACGCTCGCGGCCAACCATCGCGCGCTGGCTCCCGCTATCGCCTGAGGATCGCCTTCGTCCCCGGCCAGATACCGGCGGCCATGGCGCCGGCCGCCACGCCTGCGACGACCCCGTCGACGATCGCGCCGGTCTGCGCGCCTGCCACACCACCGCCGACGGCGCCGACCGCGAGCGCGACCACCGGGATCCACCGGCTCGGCGGATCCACTGCCAGGCGGATCGCGTCGACGATGACGCCGACTAGCACGGCCAGCACCGTCGCGAGTGCGATGTTGATCTCCATCGTGTGCCCCTCCATACAGCGGGATGCCGACTAGTGGTGAAACCTCTATCGATCCGCCGATGATGGCCGATCGCGACGCAGCTCGAGCAGCTCCGCGCCGACCAGACCACGCGTGACCGTGCCGTCCGGCTGCAGCTCCAACCGCGCGCGCTCGAAGTACTGGACGATCTTGCCGTCCTCCATGATCGCGCCGCCGAGGCAGTAGCCGGTGTCCAGCCACGGCCGCGCGTTGATGTCGGCGATGAAGGCGTCGGGGATCCAGAACGCGCCGTGCGGCGAGCGCCACGGATCCTGTGTCGCTGGTAGTGGTCGCCCTGGCGCGGGCTGGCCATCGATGCGCCGCAGCTCGGAGATGTAGTACGCCCAGTCGAACGACGGTCCCGGGTCCGAGTGGTGCGACGACCCACCCCAGCCGCCCTCGCCGTCCGGCACGTCCGCATGGCCGAGCAAGCCGCGTTTTCCGGCGGAGTCGCGGCCGAGATAGACGAGCGGGATATCCCGGCGCTTCCAGATCGGCAGCGTCGTCGCGGCCAGCGTCGTCATCGCCGCGCGCGTCCACGGCTCGGCGCTGAGCCGCTCGGCCTCGACGTTGATGCCGCGGAGGTTGTACTCACGGCTGCCAGCCGTCCAGGCGGCGTCCGCTTCGGCGACCATCTGCGCACGCGGCAGCATCCCGCGATCGGTCAGGTAGTGTGCCGAGGAGCCGTTGCCGCCGTTGAGCCAGGCGAGCGAGTCGCTCCCCTCGGTGATATGGATGATCCCGTAGTCGATCGGCCGGCCACCCCGCCCGCGTGTGCCCTGCGGGTACCCGTATTCGGTCGTGTCCGGCACCCAGGCGAATCGGCTATCGTCCCCGGTCATCTGCTGATCTCCTTCCTCGCTGCCAGCAAATGCCAGCAGCGCATTGGCGAGCCTGGCGATGTCGGCGCCGTATCCCACTCCTGGCGATGCCCAGCGCCCGTCCAGCCCGGCCAGCGTCGGCGCGACCCCGAGGTACCCCGCGCGCTCGGCGGCGCGGTAGCGCGGATCCGACGACGACCACGGCCCGGCGCCGACGGCATAGGTCAGCATGTGCGCCACCGTCGCGCGGATCCCCTCGGCCGGCGTAGCAAAACGGACGGCCTTCTCCCCCGGCGCGTCATTCTCGGCCCCCAACCCCGACGGGTTGTTCTTCTCCCGCACGATCGCGGATTGCCAGAACGCGGACTCTTTGCCGATGTCGGCCGCGATCAGGTCGTGATTGACCACCTGCGGCGACCAGCGGCGGCATGCGTCGACGATCATCTGCCCCAGCCCGGTCGGCGCGGGTCGATACTGGCCGTCAGGCGCGTAGTTCGGCGCCAGCTGCGGCCCCATGTGCGCGAACCACCGGTCGATGCCAGTCGCGGACGCTTGCCCTTCACCTCGGATAGGCGATGCGGCGGTGTAGCTCATGATGATCCTCCGTCTCTCCAGACGCGACGTGTCAGCGTACCGATGATCCAGATACGATCGCGCCGGTCCTGGATCGCCATCGTCATCAGCGCGATCTGCGCCGCGACCAGCCCGGCCGTATAGACGATCGCCAGCGCCGGGATCGGCCGGCCCGGATTGACCGGCGCTGACGCCACCGCGACGATGCCAACGACGATGAACGCGGTCTGGATCAGGCAGCGGGTCAGCTCCCGCCGGGCGTTGCCGCGCGCGATGCGCTCACGCACCAGCCGATCGCGCAGCATCGCCTCATAGACGCCCGTGCGTCGGTCCGGTCCCATCGGCATCGGCGCGGCTTCCTGCCAGCGCAGATCCGCGACGGCGTCCGAGAGCGCCCACAGATTGGCGATCAGCCCGATGAGCGGGACAATAACCAACACCAGCTCGGGGAGTGTCGCGGTGCCGACCGTCATCATCGGTGTACCCGGTCGGCGTTGCGGCGGTGCGGATCGGCGATGACGTCGCCCGTGAGGTCCAGCGCCCGCAGCCGCGCCTCGATCAGGCTGGCGCGCTGCTCGAATTCCGCCCGCGCGTCCTGGTCGATGTCGACGATCGGCAGCGCCGGCAGCCTGAGACGCACGTGACGCAGGATGCTACCGAGGCGCATCGGGCGCCCGTCGCCGTCGTGGCGCGGTGGCGACGGCGGCGGTCTCAGTGGCGGATTCGGCGAGACCGCCGGCCCGATCGGCGGCCTGACGCCAGTAGTCACGGTCACGGCGCATCTCCTCCAATCGCTCTGCCGCGACCGACTGGTCGCGCTCCGCCACCCACCACGGCACCCACCAGCCACGGACGAAACCAGTGACGAAAATGGCCATCAGCGCCACGACACCGCCGTTGTCCGCGAGCGGCCCCCACGTCGCCGGATCCATTAGTCGTCCTCATCCGGCCGTTCCTCGACCTCGATCGCTGCAACCGCGCCGAAGTGCAGATAGGCGAGCCTCGGCTGCTGCTCATCCGACTGCACGACGGAGATGGTCGGCGGCAGCGGCGCGCCGTGGTGGTCCGCCTGCGCCACGATCTCCGGATACTCCACGCACGGCACCTCCAGCCGCTGGCCGCCGATCAGGTGGATCGTCATCAGATACCGGGCGCTCATCGGCGCTTCCGCTCGTGCCGCTCGACGCGACCATCACGCACGACGCGCGTCCGGCCGATCGTGGCGGTGATCTCAGCGCGCACCGGGACGGCCGCGGCCTGTCGACCGTCCAGCGCCGTCTGCCGCGCGATGATCGCCTCGTCGAGCATCGCGGCCGTCACCTGGCCGGGATTGGCGGCCGGGAGCGGGATCGCGTCATAAATGACGATCTTCGCCGCCGGGTACTCCTCCGGATCCTCGACATACCAGGCGACCATCGCGTCGACGTGACCGTCCTGCTGGACGAGCTCTGAGAGTCGGTGATAGCGCATGGCGGGTCCTCCCCACTACACCGGCACGACGGAGAGTGCCGAGACGAACGATTTGACGGTCAGCTCGACGTCGCAGAGCTGGCTGGACGAGACGACGAGGCTATTGCCCTGCCGGAGGATGTGGCCGTTCGCGTCGACCAGCCAGGGCGTGATATCGAGCACAACGTCACCATTCCACGGCCCGCCGAGGGCGCTCGTGATGTCGACGGCGTTGACCTTGATCCCGAACGCCGGTGTCGCGGCCGCTGGCCCGTCGTAGATGCCGTAATTGAGCGAGTGCGTGTGCGTCGGCATCGTGTGCGAGTGATCGTTGATCGTGTGGGTATGCGTCGGGAGTGTGTGGGTATGGCTCGACTCGGAGTTGGTCGCCGAGGCGGTGATGTTGTGCTTGTGGAAGGTGAACCCGGAGGTCCACAGCCCCTGCGCCGATCCTTCGGTGCCATTCCGTCCGCCATAGATGCCGTAGTTGAGCGCGCCGCCGGGAGTGGACGCGAACACCATCTGCTGGAGATAGCCAGGATCCGTCCAGCTGCTGGTGGGCTGCGCCTGCCCGATCTGGTGGTAGTGCTCGCCGATGTCGTCGGACGTGACCGCTGCGCTGATTGAGTGAGTGTGTGACGTGCCGCCGGCCGAGGTGACGCCGCCGCCGGCGTTGGCGGCCGTCGTGGTCGTGTTGGAGGTCGGCGAGCCGCCGGCCGCGGCGGTCGCGACGTTACTCCGCACCCTCCGCTTGACCAGGCGCAGCTCGGCCCGGTGCAGATAGGTGACGCTGTCGTCATAGTCGATCGTGACGGTGGCGTTGTGCGTGCTATCGACCGACTCGCGATACGGCCCGTGGATCTCGCGATAGGTGTACGGTCGCATCGCGACCTTCAGCGCCCAGAGATCCTCGATCGCGGTGGTGATGACATCGGCCGCGCCGCCGGCGTGCTGCGCGGCCGTGGCCAGCTCCAGCGTCCAGCGGTCGGAGCCGTCGGGCTGGAAAGTGCGTCGATAGCCCATGATGTAGACGTCATCGTCGACGTGCCGCCAGCGCCGACGGCCGGCGTCATCCTCGACGATGCCCGTGTACTGGAGTCGCACCGTCTGGCCCAGCAGGAACGACGGCGTCCCGGCCACGATGTGGCGCAGCAGCGCGACGTCTGCCTCGTAGTGGTCGATCGGGTGCGCATAGTAGCTCAGCCAGGCGGAGGCGATGGCGTAGAGCGTGCCGGCGGCCGCCTCGATCTCCGCCGCCGAGTTCGAAAGCGGCGCGACCTGGTCGATGGTCATGACTTTCGTCCGCTCGCCGTAGTCCGCGACCGAGGCCGCGTCCTGGAGATACCAGTACGGCTCGCCGTCCGGCCCGGTCGCGGTCTGCACCGTGTATGCGCCGCCTCCGGCCGCATGCTCCAGTGTCAGGACGTTGACGCCCTGGCCGGCGCCGAGCGGGATGAGGGTATTCCACAGCTCCGGCTCATCGCCGGTGATGCGCAGCCGCGCCAGCGGGATCACCGCGAGATCGGTGTCGGCGCGCTCGACATTGCGGATGACCAGCCCGGACGATGTGCCGGCGGAGGTCAGGGAGACGCGGCGGTTGAGGTTGTCCTCGCGGAGGTGCCAGCCCTGGATCTTCGCCACCTGTCGGAGCGCGGCCCAGATCGAGACGCCGTCGAAGCGCGCGGATAGCAGCGTGCCGGCGTCGACCGTTCCGGCCGTCCAGCCGGTGCCGGTCAGCAGATCGGCGACGGCGGCGGCGACGCTCACGCCGGAGAATGTCCGGCCGAGGAGAGTGTTTTTGCGGACCAGCTGCTCGGCGACGCTGCGGCCGGAGATGGTGAGGATGCGGTCATCGACGTCGCCGACGGTCAGGTCGGGCGTCTCGATCGTCCCGCGCAGCAGCAGCCCCTCGCCCTCACGACGGATCCAGACCTCGCGGCCGCGTGTCAGCTCGGCCGCGTTCGGCTCGGTCGCATCGACCGACACCGACCAGGCGCCGATCTCATCCAGCCGACCGGAGTAGTCGGCCGAGAGGATGCCGACGATCGGCCCCGAGCCGACGCGATTGCCGGCGGCATCGTAGACATCGAGCGCCAGGCGCGGATCGTAGGTGATCGGGATGATGCGCCGCTCGGCCTCCGCCTCGGCCAGCGTGACGGTATCGCTATCAGCTGCCGAGAGCGCGATACGGATCGTCTCGCCGCTGACCGTTGCGGTGTCGCTATCGGTCGCGGTGACGACGACCGTCCCGCTGGACGCGTCGCTGCCGGTGGCCGTGTCGGTGTCACCGCCGGCCACGCCGGCCGAGATTGACGCCGTCTCGCTGACCGTGGCCACGTCGCTATCGCCGGTCGCGACCGTGATGCCGACGACCGACTCGGCGCCGCTGACCGTGCCCGCGTCCGAGGCGCTGACCGTGACGACGACCTCGACATGGGCTGTCTCAGTGACGGTGACCGTATCGGCGTCGCCGGCCGAGAGCGTCGCCGCGACCGCCGCCGCATCGCCGGGCGTGACCGTGCCCGAGTCGGCTACGCTCTTCTCGACCAACCCCGGGTGATAGTAGATCGTGACTGAGACATAATCGACGGACGCGGTTTTGGTGCTGCTACCGTTGTTGAACCCGGCACGGAATGCGACATCGAATCCCGAATTGAAGCTCGCCGCCGTCCACGACATGCCCCAGAGGTCGGAGGGCGTCCCGTTCGTCTCGGTGACGTCGGATGTCGTCCATGTGGACGGACCGTTCGCGGTGCCGCTGCCAGCGACCTCCAGCTGAATGGTTTTCGTCCCGCCAGTGGATGAGGAAAGTTTCCGCTCGATCCTCACCTCGACGCCGTCGATAACATCGTCGGCGGCCAGCCCTGCGGCAGGGAATGACACCGTGAGGAGCACCGACATGCCGCTCCCGCCGAAGTCCTCCCCCTTCTCGACCGTGGACGTCGCGTAGGAGTTGTCGGACGCGGTGACGTTCGATGAATTGGTCCATCCGGACGCGCTGGACGGTGATAGTGTGATCGACGCCATCGCCCTACGCCCTGACTACCCTAGACGCCGACGGTCACGGTGGCGGTGGCCTGCCACGTCGAGCCGCTGCCCTTCGTGCCAGAGCTCTGCACCTTGCGCTGCATGATCTGCCCGCCGGACGCGGCGTTCGCAATCGCCCACTCGTTCCACGTCCAGTTCGCCTCGCTCGTCGAGAACGTCGCCCGGAACGTCAGGACGTTCCCCGACCGTGTCGGGTACGTAGCGTCCATCCCCTTTCGCAGCTTGTTCGTCGCGGCCTGCAGGTCGGTCTGCCCGACCGCCTCCGCCGTCGCCGAATCCCCCGTGCACAACCGCGCGTTGCTGTTGTTGAACGCGGCATACACCCCGCCGCCGATCAGTGCGTCCGCCATCAGCTCGCGTGTGATGTTCAGGAACATATCGTCTCTCCGTTCGCCTGTTCGTTCTGCCGGCCGGCCCAGCGCCGCTCCAGCATCGTCACGATCTCCGGGTCGGTGACGGTCAGTCCGTCTTCCCCGACCCACTCATACGACTCGACGACCTCATCCGGTGGCCCGTCCTCCGGCGTCCGGTTGTCGTTCCACTTATCGACCCGGAAGTCGATCCGGGAGTACGTTGTCAATGTGTCTCCGAGCGTCACACATCACCTCCTCTGTGCTCTCCGCACTCAATGCCACGTCGCCGAAAATGTGACCGTGATCGTCGCGTTCGTGCAGCCCGTCACGGTCAGCGACTGCGACCCCGGAATGAGCCGCATAAATCCCACTTGTGTCGAGCCGACCGTGAGGTTGACGTACTCGTTCGCCCAGGATGACCCCGAGTCCGTCGAGCGTGTCACCGCATAGTTGCCGCAGTCGATCCGTAGCCGGTGCGCGCTGCTCCCGGCCGTCCGCGCGATCGTGAACGTCTCGCCGGTCAGCACGTTCGTGATGCTCGGGTTGACGAACCCCGACGCCCCGAGCGCCGCGATCTCGATCACGATCTCCCGTGCGTCGGCGTCGCCGTCGTTGGTCACGTTGACCGTCGCCGGACTTCCCGCGAGCGTCTGTGTCACGACCGTCGGCGTCTCCGCGAACCAGTCAGACAGGCGCAGAAACTCGACCGACACCGGCTGCGTGAACATCGACTCATACGAGACGGTCAGATCGGGCATCCGCTCCGCCCGTGCCCGCGCCCATCGCTCGGTGCCGTCCCCGCCCTCGCTCCAGAGCCGCCCCTGGCCGATGCTCTGGATCTGGCTCCGCAGCGCGTCCGCCTGCGTGTCCACAGCAGCCCCCGTCGCCCCGTAGAGCACCGCCCGCAACCGCTCGTTCCCGACCCCTTTCGGCGCCGGCATTGCCCCGAGCTGGTCGACGGCGTAGTCCATGCCGAGACCCGGCGCCAGCGCCGTCCTCAGCTCCTGCGTACTCTCCGTCTCCGCGCGATCCATCGGGAGCATCACGACCGTGCTGCCATCGCGCGAGACGAAGCGGGTGATATGTCGTGGCGCTGCCATCTATGCCACTCCTCGCGCACGCAACGACGCCGACACAGCCCAGCCGATGTCTCGGCTCGCTCTTTCGGCGTCGGCGCGGTCGGTCGCCTCGATCGTCACCGGCCCGTAGTAGTTGACGTTGACCCCACCGCCGGTGCGCCCGAGACGGTTGAGCGGGATAACCGCCTCCGGCCCCGCCTCGCCGATCAACGCCAGCGTCGGATCGGTGACGATGCCGCCAGCCGCCAGCCGTGGGATCGTCGGGATGTCCGGCGCGTTGACGCTCAGCGTCATGCCTGGAATGTCCGGTATCGGTCCTGGCATATCGAATGGCCCGACGCCGAAGCTGAACGACAGTGCGTCGTTCACCCCGCCGATGAAGCCGTTGATCTTGTCGATCACGCCGTTCGCCGCGCCGATGATGTCGCGCAGAATGCCAAGGATCTTGTCCTTTGCCGACCCGATCGCGCCGGTGATCGTGTCCCAGATGCGCGACCATGCGCCGGTGATGCCCTCATAGGCGTTGCTGATGGTCGTCTTGACCGCGCCGATCCCGGTCGCGACGATCCCGACGATCCCGAGACCCGCGTTCCACGCCGTGTCGAGCGCATCCTTGATCCCGCCCCACGCCGTCGACCACGCGTCGCTAATAGCCCCGGTGACAGACCCGATCGTGTCGCGGACCGCGCCGATCGCGGTCTCGACGATCGTCTTGATCCCGCCCCAGATCGTCTCGGCAGTGTCCCGGATAGCGCCCCAGACCGTGGCCCAGTTATCCCGGATCACCCCGACAACCGCGCCGACCACGTCGCGCACCGCGCCAACCGCCGTCTCGATCACGGTCTTGATCGCGCCCCAGACGGTCTCGGCGATGCCGCGCACCGCGTCCCAGACGGTCTGCCAGTTGTCGCGGATCGCGCCGATGACCGTCTCAATCACGGTCTTGACGATCCCGATATACGTCTCGACGACCGTCCGGATGATCGGGAAGACCGTCTCGACGACCGCCTGGATCGCCGGCCAGACGACACCCCATACCGCCTGAATCGCGGCCAGCGCCGTCTCGATCGCCAGCCGGATGGCTGCGATGGCAACCTCGACCGCCGCCTGGACGATCGGCCAGACGGCCGCGATCACGACCTGTAGCCCGTTCCAGACGGCGTCCCAGATGACCTTGATCGCGTCCAGCGCGACCCCGATCCCGACCTGGATGGCCGCGATAGCCGTCGTTATGTACGGACCGATGAACCCGATCACTGCCATCACGATGTCGCGTATGCCGAGGAAGTTGCTCTCCCACGCGAGGTACAGCGCGGCAACGGCAATCCCGACTGCCGCCGCGACCGCCAGCACCGGCGCCATCGCAACGACGGTCGCCAGTGCCGCCGCGCCCGCCGCCAGCGCCCACGCCACGAACGCGGGCACGACAATCACCATCAGCGCCGCCGCCAGACCGATCAGGATCGGCTTGATATGGCCAGAGATGAATGAGATCACGGGGTCGAGCGCGGTCATGATCCCGGACGCCGCGTCCGCCAGCGCCGAGAACGCCGGGATGAGTACCCCGCCGATCGACTCCTGCACCTCCCCGAACTGCTGGGTTAGCTTCTCCCACTTGCCGGCGTCGCTCGCCGCGTACTTCGCCGCCTGCCCCTTGAACTTCCCATCGACCGAGTTCAAAAGGTCCTGCGCGGTCGCGCCTTCCGCGACCTTGATCCCGTACCGGCTCAGGACGCTCGTGTTTTCGTCGCTGACGCGGCCCAGGAGCTTCGATGCTGTCAGCAGATCCATGCCGGTGCCGCGCGACAGATCCTGAGCGGTCGACAGTCGCCGCTGCGCCTCGTCCGCGTCACCGGTCAGGCTCGTGAGCAGCGCCAGTGCGTCGGCCGTCTCACCGTCGGTGAACCCGAGCTCCTGGCCCTTCTTGATCGTGTCATCGACCGACCCGGCGTAGTCGTCCCACGACGCGCCGGTGTTCGTGACGGCCTGCTCAAGCCGGCCCATCGCGGCTTCGTCGTCTGCCGCCCCCTGCGCGCCGTCCTTCAGCCAGCCGCCCATCGACTGCAGCGCGCCGCCGGCCACCACGCCGCCGAGCACCGAGCCGAACGTGCCCCACTTCGAGCCAAGACCTTCGATCTTGCCCTCGAATGTCCCGGCGGCTTGCCCTGCGTCACCGAAGGCGCTCTTGGCCTTCGACGCGTCGCCGAGAATCTTGATTGTGACGCTGCGTTCAGCCACGCTGCTTTGCTGCCTTCTTCGCTTCTCTGCGCGTCGCGTCTACGAGCGGCTTCAGCCACAGATAGTCGATGTGGTCCAGGCCTCGGAACTGCTCCGGCGTACACCAGGGATAGACGTGGCAGAACCACGGCATCTCCTCGACCTCTAGGTCGCTGTGGTGTCCGCCGGCGCCGTAGGGTCCGCAATCAGCGTGATCAGACTAATGAGCTGCTGCTGGTCGACGTCCGCGTCCAACGCGTCCTCGAACGTGAACACCGGGTTGTTCCGCCGGCCCAGCACCCAGAGCAGCGCCGTCATCGTCAGCCAGTCGGGCGTGCCGCCGGCCTCCTTCAGCTTTTCCAGCCCGGTCATCTCGTCGACGAACGACTTCCCGGTCACACGCTCGAAGTCGATCAGGTCGCGATTCTTCAGCCGGATGGGTTGGGTTGTGTCGATCGTTACCTGCACTGCCGTCATTGCCCATCATCTCCACTAGCCGGGGAATGCCCGGTTCAGCGCGTCCTCGACCGCCTCAGCGAACTCATTGGTGATTTGCTCCCGCTTGTCCTCGACGGCCACGTACAGGTTGTAGTCGGGTTCGCGCTTCCTCGGGAACTGCGCGTGCGCGCCACCGGACCCGAAGTTCCAGCCGCCGAACCATGCGACGCCCGTGCCACCCAGGAGCGTCGCGCCGGTCGTCGTGCCCTTGCCCTTGATCGACGCAATCGCCCGCGACCCCATCGATGCATGCGTGCCGGAGATCGTCACCGCGCCCGCGCCGGCGCGGCTTTGCGCCTCGCCCTCGACCAGCGTTGACACAGCGCGATACACCTCGCGCAGCTCCCCGCGCCAGCCCTTGTCATCGGACATGTCGCGGAGCGCCTTACGAAGCTCCTTCATGCCTTCGACCTTGACCTCCGGCTTCGCGGCCATCTCAGATCACCGTGTCGTCGGTGTGGTACTCGACCTTCACGACCGCGTCCGTGCCGTTGTCCAGCGCGCGGAAGTTCAGCGGCTGCTCCAGAATCTCCGGCCCGCTGATCTCCGGCTCGCCCGGATCGACGAGTTCCGCCGCCGCGAAGGTGAAGACGAGCTTGTACGGATTGCTGGCGGTCGGGATCGTCCCGCCGGTCACGGTCAGCACCATGGCTCGCTGTGTGCCGGCGACGAAGTCGTTGTACGCGGCCAGGCTGGCAAACTCGCCGGTCGCGTCAGCGGTCGCCTCGGAGATCCCGTTCAGGATCGGCTCCTTGCGGTTCGTCGACCCGATACAGAACCGCTCTGTGTCCAGCGCGCGCTTGCCGCTGAGCGTGAACTCCTTGACACAGATCGCTGAACCGCCCCACGTCAGCGACGCGTTGGTCCAGAGGAACTGCGCCCGGCCCGTCACATACGACGGGCTGGCCAGCGCCGTCCCGGTCAGGACGTTCTCAAACACCCACGTCGTCGTGAGCTTGAGCACGCCACCAACCTCAAGCTCGAACTCCCACTCGGTGATCTTGCCGCCCTCGTAGGTGAACGGGTTGACGATCCCGCCCACGTCGGGCTTGCCGAGCTGGACAGTCGCGGAGACGCCCGCGCCACCCGACGCATCCGGCGTAAACGTGTGCTTGTACTCAGCGGTGACACCGACCTGAGCCGATGCGCTCGCCCCGAACATCTGCTTGAAGAGCTTGCCGAACCCCTTGCTCATCACCGGCAGGACGACATCGCCCCCCGCGCCCGAGACGTAGGTCGAGACGTTCCCTGTCTTCAGGTACTGCGACCCGAGCACCGGAGATTCGACCTTCCCGAGCGTCGTCAGGATGTTGCTGGACTCAATCTCCAGGAACCGGTCCACCGTCACCGGCGTCCCGTAGATCGTCTCCTCCTTGATGCCGAACTGGCTGGACAGACCCGAACCGATCGCCATCAGTCACCACCGCCCTTCTTCGTCGCGGCCTTCTGCCAGACCTCGGCCTGCTCCGCGAGCCGCGCCGCGTGGTCCGCTTCGAACTCGCCCTCGTCCCCGGCCGCCACGATGACGTACCCCCCCGCCGGCAACGGCACCTCGCGGCTACCTCCGCTGACATTCCTGAGACGAACCATCGTCGCCATCGTCAAGCCTCCTATGTGCTGACCATCTCGACTTGCGCGTCGAGCGACCATCGCAGTCCGTGGATGCGTCCCCGGTCGTTCCCGGAGTACAGGTGTTCGTAATCGCCAATCTGCGTCACGACATAACTGCCGAGGCCGAGCGATGGGTCTGTCCTGACCTCGTCTTCGATCTCCGCAAACCAGCTCTCCGCGAGCGTCATTGCCGCCGCCGCCGCCTCGTCGCCCGCGCCCGGCTGCAGGACGATGATTTCCCCGTCGATCGTGAACCGGTCGCGCTTGATCGTCTTCGCGGCGTACGGGTACTCCTGCCGTCCACTGACGCGCACCGCCAACGTGATGTACGTGCCCACCTCAGATTGGACCGACGGCGGCGGCACGTAGGTGAAGACACGCGCGGCGGACAACCCGGCTCGCAGCGCCAGTCGCGCCGCGAGCGCGTCGAGCACGGTCTTGACCTGGCTGCTCGTCGTCGCCATCAGCCCACCACCACCCGTCGCTGCATGTACTGCCGAAGCACCTTGTCGACGAACGGCAGCTCGTTGATTGCGCTGCCGCGCCCCGAGTACCCCGGCGTCCAGTACTGCTCGCTGCCGTACTCGTTCGACGCGGAGATCGTCCGCGACCCCAGGTTGCTACTGACCATCCGGAACCGCAGATACAGCAGCGCCGCCTCAACGATCCCGGCCGGTGGCCGTGCGTATCCATGCTCGTAGGTGACACGGACGTTCTGTCGGCCCGGCACGAACGCCGTCCCGTCCCGTCGCCGGATACGGCCGTTGTTCAGGATCTGGACATCGGCCAGCTCAGCCGGTGTGTATGCCGTCCACGCCCCAGTGCCGCGGTCGAGCATCTCGACGGCGCGGATGTCGATCGCGTCCAGATGCGAGATGAATACCCAGTCCTGACCCGCGCCGTCGATCGTCTCGCGCGTCAGGCGCGGCACAAACGACACGCCGCATACTTGCTCGAACTCTTCCGCGATCGCCTTCCGTGCCTGCCCGATCGCGTCCGTCGTATACGTGGCTGTGCTCGCCAGCGCGCCGCCATCGAACGCCCGCGCCTGTCTGAACGTGAACAGCAGCTCGCCGACAATCTCAACCGTCTGTTGCGCCGCCCCGTGCGTCGCCGATGTCCAGCTGACCGTCAGGATGTCGAGGTCGGCCTGCCCCGCCAGCGCGTAGGTGCGTGCCGCCGCGCCAGACCCACCCGTGGCCGCGCCGGTCACGATGGCCGTCCCGTCGAGCCGCGTGACCGTCACCGTCGTCACGCCAGGATCAGCGACCACGCCGTCGACGTAGAACGTCACCGCCAACGTGGCTGCCAGCCCCCGTTGAATCTGCTCGGTTGTCGGCTCGATCTCGACGACGGCCATCGGCTAGCCCCGCTTCTTCTCGGATATATCAGTGACGGTCAGCACTTCAGCCTCGCTGGCTGGCTCATCCACCGCTGGCTCATCCACCGCTGGCTCACCCACCGCCCTGGCATATCCGAGCCGCTTGGCGTCCGCCGCGTCATAGATGAACGCGGCGCTCGGATCGTCCGCCTCAACGACGTTGCCATCACGATCGACGTAGACCTTCTCCCGTGCCATCTGCTGATTCCTTCCTTCGCCTGTCAGGTCTGCGCGCCGACCACCACAAACGTGATCGTGGACGTACCGTTCGTCGCGGTGACGATGTAGAGCTTCCCGCCCGTCGTGTCGGCATAGAGATCGCCGACGCCGAGAAAGCCAACCCCCGTGGTGTTGGCAACCGGCGCGCCCGCCCCGCGAAACACCCGCGCCGCTGAGATGCCACTGATGATCTGACCGCCGCTGATGACTGGCATATGAGCTCCTTTCGGCGTGCGAGGAACCCGAAGCCGGGTTCCTCGCCCCGCGACTTAGATGCCGGTCACGGTGCAGAACGCGGCCGGCCGATAGACCGCCAACGCCAGCCGTTCCTCGGCCAGGATCGCGACCTTGTTCTCAATGAAGTACGTCGAGTGCTCGGTCGACGCGGTGACCGTGATGCCGGTGCGCCGGAAGATCTGCGCGTACGGCTTGAACGCGCCGAGGAGCGCGGTGTTCTCCGTCATCGCGGTCGTGATCCGGACGTCCAGCCCCCAGATGCGTTCCGGCCCAGCCTCGGCCGGAGAACCCCAGATATAGACGCCATCGGTGGTGCGCAGGAGCCGAACATCCTGCCAGTCGTTCGGGTGGAACACCGCCGCCGTCGGCTCGGCGAACGCAACCGACCGAATCTTGGTCATGCCCTTGTAGATCGCGTCCGGCACCGGATCGGCGCCCTTCGCCTGCGTCTGGATCCCGGAGCGGTCGAGAATGCCGGAGATGTTCGGCGCGTTGCCGTCGCCGGCGAGAAGCTGCGTCTCCTCGCGACGCCGCACCATGAAGATGAGCCGCCCTTCGATCGTCGCCCGCATCTGCGACAAATCGGCCAGCAGCTCGTCAGTCGCCGGCAACCAGACCGGAATCTTGCGCACACTCTCCGTGCGCAGCGTGTAGTCGAGCGCGGCCTCCGGCTTCGTCCCGCCCTCCGCCGTCTCGACTGCGGCGTTCGTGAACGTCGTCTCTTCGTAGTACTCGATGGTGTTGCCGTCGGTCGTGCCCGGCAGCATCAGGTCGGCGATCGTGCGCTCCTCCAGCGCCATCGGGACGATGCCCGGCAGTCGCTGCGCCGGGACGTTGATATCCGCGAGCGTCAGCAGCGTCGCGCCGACCTCCGGGTCGAACGCCGCGCCAAGCCGGGTGTCCGCGCCGAACTCGAACGCGACGGTGCCACCGCGCCGCTCACGGAACGCGCGATACCCCTCGCTCGCTTCCAGCACCTCACGCGTGCTCCGCAGTCGCTGCGCCGGCGCAGCCTTCTGCTGCGTGTCGCGGTCCACCACGATCGGCAGCCCCGACGGCCCCACGTTACGCGTGGCCATCGCCTCCAGTTCCTGCAGTTGCTCGATGCCGGCCGCAAGGTCGGTCATCTCCTCGTTCATCTGCCGCAGTGACGCAACCTCGTCGTCGCTGAAGTCGCGATCCGGCTTCGACGACCACAGCGTCTGCCACTCGCCGCGCAGATGCGCCAGCCGTCCATTCTTCTCTGCCAGGGTTCGGTACATGTGAATCTCCTCCTAGATGCTCACGCCGTTTCGGCGGGCTTCCATCGCCAGAAAGTCCAGGAACACGTCTGCCGCCTGCGGATTGGTCGGCAGACCGGGACGAGGCGCCATCGCCAGGAGCGCGTCATACGCTCCCGCGATCACCCGATAGGCGTCGCGATGGGCCTCAATCAGCGGCACGTTATCGGCCGCAACCGGGGACGGTCGCCCCGCACGCAAGGCAGTAAGCGCCTCGACGCGAGACTGGAGGGACTGGACGGCAGTAAGCGCCGCCGCTGCCTGGTCCTCAAAAGTGAGTGTGTGGATCTGCGCCGTCGCGCGCGGTTGACCCGCCTGCCGCACTCCGGCGTCGGCAAGCACCGCATCGAGCGTCGCCACACGGTCGACCATCCCGCGCCGGACGGCCTCGCGCGCGCCGAACATCCGGCCCTCGCCGAACTCGGCCCGCACGGTCTCAACCGCCACGCCACGATGGCGCGCAACGGCGCGTGTGAAGCGCCCGTAGGACTCATCGACGCGGGCCTGAATGGCCTCGCGCCCCTCGTCAGTCAACGGCTCGAACGGGTTGTTCTCGCCCTTGTAGCGCCCGGCCGTGACCAGTGAGACCTTGACGCCCATACGCTCGTACCAGGCGCTCTGATCCTCGTGCGCGGCGATCACGCCGATACTGCCAGCCTCCCCGGACGGGGTGATCACGACCTGATCGGCCGCGCTGGCGATCCAGTAGGCCGCGCTGGCCATCAGCGTGTTCGCCACCGCCGTGATTGGCTTCGTGCCACGGGCGCGGTAGATCTCGGCTGCCAGTTCGTCGACACCCGCGACGGCCCCTCCCGGCGAGTCAACGTCGATCACGATCGCCGACACCTGCGGATCGGCCACCGCGTCCCGGAACGCCTGCTGGAACTCCTCGACGCTGGTGCCCCCGCTTGAGCGCGACATCATGCCCATGCGGTGCGAGATCGTGCCGACCAGCAGCAGGACGGCGATGTCAGGAGCGCGCGACGTTGGGCGCGGTCTCGCCATGGCCGCGCCGATGCGCTGCGCGATCTCTTCGTCAGTCAGCGTGCCGCCGGCGGCGCGGATGGCCACCATCGCCATGATGTCCGCGAGCTTCTCCGGTACGATCGCCCAGGGTGTTTCCGCGATCGCTCGCCGGATGCGCGGATACGAAAGTTCCGTTGTCATGGCGCCTCCTTGCCGGGCGATTCCGGCGATACCGAGAAGTTCAGCGGGAATTGCAGCAGCCCGGCGTCAGGCTGCTGGTCTGCCATCGGCGGCAGATTCTCCCAGCCGCGCACCTCGTCCGGTGTGAAGATGCGGCCGTTGATGCCGATCTGATACCCCTGCATCCGCTGCGCGAACGCGCCGCGCATCACCGCGTTGAGGTCGAATTCGACAAGCTGCCCGGCGAACTCCGGCACGCCGTCGATGAGCTGCCGCGCGAGAACCTCTTCGATCAGGTTGATCGGCCACCCGAGCGAGTCCTGGTAGAACATCAGGTGCAGCTGGTCGACGGACGCGAAGTTCGATTCGTCGAGAATGCCGATCGCGGGCTGGGGAATGTCGTACAGCGCCGCGACTTCCTCGCGCGTCAACTGCCGATGCTCGACAACCGCTGAGTCATCGAGGTTATGTGAGAGCGACAACCAGTCGATGTTGCCCTCAAGCACGGCCGGTAGACCGGCGCGGTTGACGCCGCCCAGACGCGCACGCACCTCAGCCTTGAACCGCTCCATCACCGCAGACCGCGCCGCCGGATCGGTCGGCAGGTCGTTCACTTTGATGATCCCGCCCGGTCGCGCACCGTTGAGGAACGTCGCGACGCCGAGGCGCTGCGCCGCGTACTCAATCGCAAGCGTCAGTCGCGCAGCCTCAAGCCGCGAGACGCCGATGCCGCTCGCGGTTGGCCCCGGCTCCATCAGGTGGATGATCTGCCACGGCTCGTAGACCGTCTCCGTCCCGGACTCGGCGTGCGTGTGGACGTACATCCCATCGCGGATCGCGAACCCACGCGGGCTGATCGGGATCAGCTGGTCCGGCGCCCTGTCAGGCCGGCGTTGCGCCTTCACGACGATCGCATTGCCGTAGACGAACAGGTCGTATGCCAGCCGCGCCTGGAACCCGACGGCGTTGCCCGTCTCCTTCGATTCGTTCGGCCGGCGGAGCAGATCGGCGAGCGGCCCCGTCGTCAGCCGGTCGCGCCCGTCCCGCTCGTGGTCGGCGTAGACCTTGAGCGGCAACCGCCCGATCGAGTAGGCCAGCTTATTGACCGCAATACGCACCCAGAGCTGCCGTCGCGCGATCTCCTCGTAGTTCGCGGTGTAGTCCGTGTCGAGCACGACCGACCCACCACCGAGGCCAGAGAACGCGCCGATCAGGCGGTCGCTCGTGATGATGTCATCGCGGACAGTCAACGCCGCCGCCCGCTCTCCCCGCCGTAGCAACGACCGCATAATCGTCATCGGTCACCGCCTGCGACATTGCCGAGCACAACCAGTCCGACGCCCCCGACCAGCGCGACGACCGCCCCGGCGGGTAGCCACAGCAGCGCGGCCAGCGCGGCCAGCGCGCCAATCACGAGCACCATGCCGACCAGCTCAATCACGTCGCTCATTCGCTCATGTCCCAGAATCGCGGCTCAGTGAACGTGGCGCCCGCCTGCTGATGCACCCGCGCTCGCGCCAGCGCCATCAACAGCGCCACGATCCCGTCGTCGCGGATGCCCGAACCGTGTGCTTTGTACGGCCGGATCGCGTCATTCGGCCCGAACTTCACCGTCACCTGACTTGCCATCCAGCGCAGCAGCGGGTTCCCCCCGTGCCGGATGCGCCCCTCCAGAAGCAGCGCCTCCAGTGCGTGACACGGCTCGCTGTATGTCGCGAACCCCTGCGCCATCGCGACGCACGTCACGCCCGCCGACTGCAACCGCGCCGACGCCCCGGCCGCGTTCCAGGCATCGAACGCCAGCTCCGGCACCGTGTACGGCGCGAGCCAATCGACGATCTCATCGGCGATCATCACCGGGTCGATCGCCGTCCCGTCGGTCAGCGTCAACCAGCCTTCGTCTGCCCACTGCCGGTACGGCACGCCATCGCGCCGCTCAGCCTCGGACACTGTGTCGCCTGGTCGCCAGAAGCGCGCGACGACGTCGTATCCGCCATCGCGCGGCGCAACCGCAACACACGCAGTCAGGTCGATCGTTGAGGACAGGTCAAGCCCGGCGAAGACGATCATGCCGGGCGATAGATCCGGCGCGGCGTCGTTGCGGTCCCATGTCGCCATGTCCAGCCAGCGCTCGGTCTGCTCCGTCGGCTCATTGAGCCGCAGCCGGCGGAACGCGTTCTGCTGCGCGGGTATCTGCTCCGCCCGGTGGCACTCCTCACGCAACGACTCGACATAGACCGATACCCCGAGGTTCGGGTTCCCCTTCGGCCAGACCGCCTCGTCACGCCAGTCGTCGCCGGCGTCCAGTGTCGCGACGTAGCAGAACAGCGAATCGTCGCCGACAATGCCAGTAAGCACGTTCGTCGCGTAGGAACGCATCTCCCACCAGATCGACTGCTGGTTCCACCCTGCCGTCGTGATCGACCAGAGCAGCGGCTGTCGGCGCGCGCCGAACGCGGTGCGCAGCACGTCGACCATGTCGCGGTTCGTGTGCGCGTGCAGCTCGTCCACGATCGCGGCGTGCGGGTTCAGTCCGTCCGATGTATCCGCGTCGCGCCCCAACGGCTCGAACTTGGAGAATGTGCTGAGCCGCGACAGGTTCGCCTTCGATGGCGTGCGCTGGATCAGCCGCGCGAGTGCCGGCGTGCTCTGCACCATCCGATCAGCCTCAGCCCAGCACAGCTTCGCCTGGTCACGCTTCGTCGCCGCGCTATAGACTTCCGCGCCCGGCTCCCCATCGGCGAACGCCAGATAGAGCCCGATCGCGGCCAGCAGCTGCGTCTTGCCGTTCTTCCGCGCAACCTCGGTGTACGCCTCACGGAACCGCCGCGTTCCATCCTCGCGATACCAGCCGAAGACCGAACCGACGATGAAGACCTGCCACGGCTCCAGGATGAACCGCTTCCCTGACCACTCGCCCTTGCTATGCCGCAACTGCTCGATAAAGCGGATCGCGTGATCGGCCGCGTCGTCATCCCATGCCAGACTGCGCAGCCCCGCAGTCTCAATATCGGCCAGGTGCCGTTCGCACGCCAGGCGCACCAACTGGCCGGCGACGATATCGCCCGCCACAACGCCCTCGGCGTACCCTGTCACCCGCGCCAACACGGCGCTGCTAGCCGGTGCTGCGGCGACCACTCAGCAGCTCTTCCATCGGATCCACGTCCTTCGGCCCGCCCGTCACACTCAGTCGCGCCCGACTCTGCGGCGACATGCCGAACTCCCCGGCGATCGCGCGCATCGACGCTTCGGCCTTCTCCAGCGTTATGACAATCGCCCGGTATCGCTCGTCGTCCGGCTTGATCTCTCGGAGCGCGGTCTGTGTCGCTCGGTATCGCGACCACGCCTGACAGTAGAGTCCGAACGCCATCACGTCCGCCTCGCCCAATAGCCCGTAACGCGCCAGCACCGGCGCGTTCTCACGCCAGCACCGCCGCGCCGTCGCGTCCAGCCACGTTGGCGGCCGGAGATCAGCCAGCGGCTCAACCTGCGGCTCGTTCCGATTGATCGCCCGCTTGCCAGGATTCCCCTGCAAAACACGCAACGCGATCGGCTTACTGCGCCGATCCCCGCCACTCGTCATAACGAGCCCCGATTTGCTTGATCGCGGGCGCGAGAATTATGTGAAGGCGCGGGTTGTGGCCTTGACATAATCGTAGACTTCCGACCCGCCCCCGGCTGTTGGCTTGCGGTCTTGCGGCGGTGGCACGAGGCGCAGAGTGGCTGAAGGTTGGCCAGCGCGTGTGTCCCACCGAGCCGCAACGGGACGATGTGATCGACCTCAGTAGCTCGGCCACCACACGCACGGCACTGAGGTTCATGCAGCAGCACGGCCGCCCGCACCGCTCGCCACTCGCCGCCGTACCCCCGCCGCGCCGCCGACCCCCGCGCCGCGTCTCGCGCCCGGCCTGTCCGTGCCGATCCCTGTGCGTGCTCCATGCAGTAACCGCCCGATGTCAGGCGCGGGCAGCCAGGGTGTCGGCACGGACGGAGCGGTCGTGTGGGCATGATCTCCTCAGCAATACAAAAAGCCCCGGCCGTCGTGACGTATCTGTCACAACTACCGGGGCCAGTGGCCCTTGCCTATTTCGTTATGGATAGTGTAGCGCGTCTAACGCACGGCGTCTACCGTGTGCCTGTTCCGTACCGTAGCACTACTCCGAGGGACGAACAATCACCTTCAGTATGTTCACCGTACCACAACGCTTACATGTCACCCGGATTTCGCCGGCCTCAATCGCTTCAGCACCGAGGAACGTCCGGCACTTCGGGCAGCGCCACTCCTCCAACCGTCGCGGCACAGCAGGCGCCAGCGCAGCCGCAGTGCTCGCCACCGTCTCGCGCTCAGTCCTGTCGCCGTCTGCCATCTGCGCCCCTATCACGCTCTCAGCCTCACCCGCCCCATGCCGTAGGTCGTGTGCTTCCCAATCCCGCGCAGCTCCGCGAACCGCGCCAGCGCCCAGACGGTCTCCCGCGCGTCGGACCCCAGCGCCGACAGGTCGTACCGGACCGTCCCGACGTTCCCCCGTGTCGGCTGCCAGTAGTCGCGATCACGCTCGGCGCCGCACGCCTCGACGATGAGCCGGAGATCGGGCGCAACATCCCCGGCACGACGCCCATGGAAGAGATCGACCAATCCCGTGAAGCCGGGCAGCACCTCAGCCAGCACCGGCGAGTAGTTGTAGGTGATCGACACGCGCGCCTCGATCGACGGGATCGCCGTCAGAACGCCCCCGACCATCGCGGCCGGCCGCAGTCCGCCCTCGTCGAACGGCTCGACACGCACGAGGCCCTTCGCGTCGTTCAGATACAGGTCAACTCCCACTCGTTGTGTCCTTTCTCTGCGCGGGGTATCGGCGGGTCGCCTCGAATTGCCGGAGCACCGCCATCGCCGCGTCAAGCGCCTCGTGGATCGCCTCAGTCACGTCGTGGTGTCCGGCGTCCTCGGCGCGATCGAGCCGTGTGCCGATCGCCCAGATCAGGAGGTTGCACGCCCTCCGATGCTCGGCTGCCTGCTCATCAGTCATCAGCGGCACTCCGTCCTGCGTCGATGTCCCGGATCAGCGCCACGAGCCGCGTCTGGATGCGTTTGAGCGTCGCGATGTCCTCGACCTCAGCTGCCTCGACCGCAGCATGCGCGATGCTGGACAGCAGCACCCAGGTGATGTCGTTGCGGATCGCGAGCGTCTCACGGCTCTTGTCGGTCGTCATCCGCGCGCCTTTCGTCTCGCCCGCTGATGCCCCACGCGGGTGTGTCGTGCGTCGGCGCGCTGCATCATCCGGTAGCACACCTCATACAGCCACCACCAGATGGCCATGCGTATCCGGCTCATGGCTGCTCATCTCCCGGATCGCAGTCGGTCAGGGACGGCTGCTCGGACATGACGACCGTCCGGCAGTAGATGCACTGCCGCATCTGCACGGATCGGCCACCGAGGGCTAGGCTGGCGACAGGGGACCACGCCCCCCAGTCGTGCGGGTTGTCGGCCGGCCGGCCGGCAGCGCTGGCTGTGCCGACCAGCCCGAAGGCCAGTGACAGCGTGGTGATCGCGAGAAGCAGGAATCGTCGCATCGTATGTTCTCCTCAGTCGTCCCAATCATCCGGTCAGTGATCTATAGCGCGTGAATTATCCGTCGCGGCCTCACCCCCTTTCGCGTCCCTGAATCGTTGATAGTTCCCCATCACCCTCGCCAGTGCCTTGTGCAGGTAAGCGATGGTGGCGTAGTCGCCCTGATTCGCGGCATCGAACAGGATGCCCCGCAAGCCATCTGCCCACCGATCCGCCTCTCGCAACTGCTCGGCCGCCAGCTCAGCGGATGTCCACCGGGTCACCGGCGCATCACTCGTCATCCTCGATGCCTAACTCATCAACAACTCGACCGCGAACGCGGTCGCGAAACTTCTCGTACGCCTCCTCCTCCTCCAATGTCATCATCGTCGTGCCGCTGATTCTGTGACTGCCGACGACAATGCGATACGTTATCGCCGGCAGATTGGCAGGAGCGAGGAACGACTGACTCTCGCCGAAGGTTGACACCTCCCGAAACTCCTGCTCAATACTTTCGATGTCAAAGTCGATCGCCGTCATTCCGTCACCTCCTCGACGCGCAGGGCCATCCCCGCGTCTTTTGCGAGCATGCTCGCCATACATCGCTCCATATCCGAGCGGTCACCGCGGTTGATCGCCAACTCCCACCCGCCATGTCGCACGATCAGGACGTACTCCGGCGTCGTGACCACCCCATCGGGCGCCGGCTTCGGCTGGCTCGGACGCCGCTTGCGGGCGAGTCCGAGCCGTTGTATCCGGCGCTCGACCGCCAGCGGCGTCCGCCCAGGCAACGCCGCGGCGATCTCCTCATGCGTCGCGCCCGCCCGCCCGCATGGACGCCAGCAGCCGCTCCTCCGACTCGTGCCAATGTCTCGCCGCGCGCCGGCGGGCAACGGTTTGCACGATGGCCGTCCTCGATGTTCTCATGAGGCACCGTCCTTCCCGCACAGCTCACGGGCGCGGCGATAGGCGCAGTTGGGAGCGTGCGGTTCGCTCTCGGTGTCGGCTGCGCAGTACATGCAGAATCCCCAACCAGCCTCAGGGTCAGGCGGGCAGTCATACGCCGCCACCGCCTCCACGATGTCCAGCATGGCGGTGAGATGTGAAACATCGACCATCACGGCGGTCGGGGTAGTCATGCCGTCGTTCCTGATTAACTCTCGCAGCCGTGCGACAACGTTCTCGCTCATCCCTCACCATCCTGTTCCAGCGCCGCGAGGGCGGCACGGGCACGTTCGCCGTAGTCTTCCCACCAGAAATAGTCCCCTGGTGCGAGTCGGCCCTTGGTGCCGCAAATGCCGTTATCGTCGTAGTTGTCCTTGTCCGCGTACCAGCGCAGCGTGTCAATCGCATCCAGCAGCGCCGGTAGGTGGTGGACGACTGCGATGTTCAACGCGAGAAGACTCGCCGTCTCGTCCAGGTCGCCCGCGTTTTGTATCGCTGCCTCGTACAGCCGCCGCAGCTCAGCCACGATGTCAGTCATGCGTCACCTCTGCCAATCGCACAGCATGTCCGTACTCCCAACCGTCAACGTATCCAGGCCACCAACTCGAAGGGGGCCGACGGTCGCCGTCATTCCCTGCGATGGTGCCGTTGATGAACTCTCGGGGCAGGTGATCCAGATATTCCCACGCCGCGCCCTGAGTCAGGTCAGGCAACACAGCCGGATCGCTGGTTTCGATCAGCGTGAGCATCCCGACGGCGCAGCAGCACTCACCATCGTCGCCATCATCGCGATAGAAGTCATTACCCGTCCACCGCACACCGCGCTTCTCGTACTCCGCAACCAGTTCCTCCGGCGTCGGCACGCCGTACCGCGCGGCGATCTCAGTCGTGTCAGTCATGCGGCGCCGCCCTGCTCGTCGCGCGAATCGAGGATGAGATCACCCCATAGCATGACGTTGGTTTCCAGCCAGTCGGTCTCGACGTCGTACCGCAGCGCATCAAGGATCGTGCGCACGTCACGTTCGCTCGGCCGTCCCCGGCGGGTGAGTGAGATGCGGATTGCCTCGGCCATTGCGCCGATCGACACACGCGGCTCCCCCATCTCATCAATGAGATCTACGCCGTACTTTTCAGCCATCTACCAATCCTTCTCAGCCGCAACCGCCCGCGCCATCCAGCCACCAACGACCCCCGCCACTAGTCCCACGGCCAGCCCGAGCGCGCCCACGATCCCTAGCGCCACCGCCCAGTGATCGGCGCGACGCGGTGGTGCGGTGTAGGGGGTGCGGGTCATGACAAGGCCTCCACAATCTTCCGCCCGATACGTTCCACAACCGGCACCGCAACCGCATTCCCCAGCGTTTTGTATCGCGCTGAGTCTGAGCCAGCTGGAGTTGTCCAGTCGTCCGGGAATCCCTGCAACCGCTCACACTCTCGTGGCGTCAGTCGGCGCACGGCCATGCCCCTGATGACGTGTGCCCCGCCTGCCTGAAGCAGCGTCGGGCACGGTCGGTCAGCGGCGAGCCGCTGACGGTTCAGCACGCTCGTGACTTGCTGCAGGTCGAATGCGACCGCTGGACTGCCCGTACCCTTCGCCCACTTCGATGACACAGCGCCGGATGGATCAAGCGGCACGAATGTCATCCGATCGGTGTCTGACGACCAGCCACGCTGACCAGAGCCGCCTCCAAGAGTTCCGGCAGCTTCTTCCCGCGCTTCTCGGCTCGGCGGAGAATCCCCTGACAGTCTTTCGGCGAGAGATAGTATTTCTCCGGCACGTCGTCCTCTAAAATCGACAACAATGAACACACGACGGCGGCGCTGGGCCACTCCGTGCCATTGTGCGTCCAGCACTCGCCATCCGATGTCAACCGCCCCGACGTTTTGCAGCGCCCAGAGAACGACTGCCATATCTCGTCCTCGGTGAGACGACAGCAATCCTGGGACGTTTTCCAGAACAACGACGGCTGGGTATTCATTGTCGGTTGCCTCTCTCATCTCGCGAATGATCCGCACAATCTCCCAGAACAGCCCAGAACGCGCGCCCTCCAGCCCCGCACGCCGTCCAGCGACGCTCAGATCCTGACACGGAAACCCGCCGGTCAGAACGTCGACCGGCTCGACCGCCCCGCCGTCCAGCGTCGTCACGTCCTCATAGCACGGCGTGTCCGGCCAATGGTGCGCCAGAATGCGCCGCGCGTTGCGATCGATCTCCGATTGCCAGAGCGGCGTCATCCCGGCCCGTTCAAATGCCAAGTCGAAACCACCGATGCCGCTGAACAGAGACCCGAAGGTAGTAGGTGCGGTGTAGGGGGTGCGGGTCATAGCAGAACCTCCTGTCGCGCATGGCTCCACGGGCCATAAAAGCGGCTCGTCCGTAGGTTCGCGAGATGCCGCCGCCACCACTCGACGTTGCCGCGCCAGTACGAATCCCGCGCGCCCGGGCGTATGGCCGGTGCGTCACCGTGCCGTCGTCCAGCATCCGCGCCGCGCGAATCAGGTCTCTCATCGGTTGCTCCTTCATGCCGCCTCGATACGGAGCCCGAGCACCTTCGGGTGCATGCTCCGATAGATCCGCTCGACCTCCGCACGGTCGCCCCGCGCGATGGCCGTGTGCCAGCTGTCGTTCTCGACGATCAGGACGTACTCGGTCGGGTCCGGCGGCGGCGGTGTCGGCAGTGCCGGCGTCACGCCACGCGTGCCGTAGGTCGCACTGAGCGGCCCGTCCAGCGCCAGCCACCCCTGACCCCAGGCGCGCGAGCTGGGACGCCCTGGCGCGGGCGTCCCAGCTCGCGCGCGATGCCGGTCCACGACCAGCCGGCCAGGCGCAGCTCGATCAGCCGCGCGTCCTCCGCCGGCGTCCAGCGCGGCCGGTACTGCACGGCGCAGCGGGGACGGCCGAGCGCCTCGGCGATCGCCTCCCAGCCCAGCCCGTCGTCATGCAGCCGGATCAGCCGCGCCTCGTCGTCCGACGACCAGCCGTCGTACCGGCGTGGGTGACGCGGTGTCACGACGCACCGCCGAGCGCGTCGTCGATCGTGCCGTCGAACAGGTGCGCCGGACGCCAGACCGCGACGTGATGGCTGGCGTCGTGGCGCTGCGCCCTGAGCGCGTACAGCCAGTCCGACTGGTCGGCGGCGAGCTTCCCGCGCGTCGCCTTCAGCTCGGCGAAGATGACGACGCCCTCGCGCGCCAGGACGAGGTCCGGGAAGCCCCTCGCGCCGGCCATCGCGTCCTGGCGGCCCTCCTTCGCCGCCAGCTTGTACAGGCCATCGTTGATGTGCATGACCCGCCAGCCGGCCTGCGTGGCGCGGGCGATGACGTTGGCCATCAGGTCGGCTTCGGACATGTCCCGGGCGACCGCGTCGCGCAGCATCGTCACGACGCACCGCCGATGCTGGCGTCGATCGTCGTCTGGCGCCGCTCGTCGAGCGCGGCGCGGTACTGCCGGCGCGCCAGCCACGCCTCCCGCGCCGCGTGCTTCCAGGCCGCCGCGGCCTGCGCCTTCTCCCACTCCGCGCGGAGCAGCTCGGCCCGCAGGTCGGCGAGCGTGGCCGGGCGCACCGCGACCGTCACCGTCTCGGCCGTCATGACAACCGCGCCTGTCGCGCGATGCGGAGCGCATCCACCGTCTGGCGGAACTCCATCGCGGCCGCGGTCATGTTCGCCGGCTCGATGCCCAGCTCGACCGCCACCGCCGGACGCGCCCGGCACAGGTCGCGCGTCGCGGCCATCACGACGGCGAGCGCCCGCAACCCGCCCAGCTGGACGACGAACACCGGCGTCCCGACCGTCGCGCCGGAGAGCGCGTCCCGCGCCGTCCCGAGGTCGGCGTTCAGCCGCTCGGCCAGGTCCGGCGCGTGCGACACGATCTCCCCGGCGCGCGCGAGGACGCGGCGCACGTCGTCCAGCATGTCGTGCTCGGTGAAGATGACCAGCGCCCCGTACTCGGCGTCGCCGATCATCGCTGGACGCCGATCGGCAGCGCCACCTGGGCGAACGCCGGCGCCACCTGGCGGGCGTCCTCGGTGTGCAGCCCGTAGACCTCGATCTCGCGGCGGAAGCCGGCCCAGTCGTGCGGCAGGACGATCGGCGCCGGCACGTCGTCCTCGTCGTCGGTCTCCTTCAGCCCGACATGCAGCAGCTCGTGGAACAGCACGGCCTCGATCCCGCGATCGGAGCGGATCGCCAGGTGATCGGCGGCCAGCCAGATGACGATGTCCACCGGCTCGTTATCGACGTAGCCCGACAGGTAGCGCGCCATGCCGGAGAGCTTGGTCGTCTTGCCCAGCACGTCCTTGCCGGCGGACATGCCGCCCTTCTTGCGCCAGAGGTAGACCGGTTGGACGATGTTCAGCACGGCCAGATCCTCTGGGTACGCCTCGAGCAGTTTCGCCGCGCCGCGCGCCAGGTCGGGCGCCGGACGAAACTCGGCGTCGCCGAACGTCAGCGCCGACGGCGGCACGTAGAGCCGCGTGATCGGCGCCGGCCGGTACTCCTCGACCATCTCGTCGTGAGCCGGGGTGTTGGTAACTGACAGATTCATGACAGATGTCTCCTCGCTAGATGACAGAACGCTATCAGCGGGTACGGTGCAGCTGCCCGTGGTGCTCGGCGCACAGCCAGCGGACGTCCAGTGGGCGCCCGTAGTCCTCGTGGTGCGGCCTCACGTTCTGCCAGCCGCTGATAGCGTCCCGCGACTGAGCTAGTGTTCCGGCCCAGCGCATCGGCGATCTCTGTCCACGTCGCGCCGCCGTCGCGCAATGCCCACAGGCGTGCGTCTTCCTCTGGTGTGAATCGGATCTGCGTCATCCCCACCTTTGAGCGTTGATTCGGTGGGATGAAGCCCTCCAGATCGGACTCGCGAACGAGCCAGTTCTGGCGACGCACTGCCGGGAGAACGCCGCCATGTATCCAGCCGTTGACTGTGCCGACATCGACACAGCAGCGCCACGCAACCTCGCCCGTAGTCAGGAAACGGACACCATCGCGCAACTCCAGCGCCCACTCGCGCAGGGCCAGATCGGTGATGTGTTCAGGTTCCCAGCGGTGCCAGTGGGATTCGTTTTCGATGAACGCCCAGAGCCCCTCTTCGGTCGTCTGCCATTGCCGGTAATGGCCCCAATGCGGCCCACGCTTACCCCGCAGGTAACCGCGCTTGATCCACCGAGAGGCTATCTGTGAGCAGCTCAGGCCCATGATTCCCGCCACCTGTGTTGCGTTCAGGTATCGTCGGCTCGCGGGTCGTAGTCCACTGCGTTTGCGTGCGAGGATCACAGCGTTGACCGACCGGCCCAGCCGTCGAGCGATGGCCTCATAGGACATCCCCTGCTCCAGCATCATGTCCAGCCGTGACCGTTCCTCGCGTGTCCAGCGCGGTGGCTTCGGATTCGTTGCGCCGATCTTCGATGCGCGGTTCTTCGCCGCGGCCTGCGTCCGGCACAACTGCGCGGCAATCTCGCTACGCGGCGTATCGGTGCCCCACAGTGACCGCAGCAGCGCATCATCGGCTGCTGTCCACGGTCGCCGTGTCACGCCTCACCGCCGATCAGCGGCAGTTGGCCCGTTGCGCTCTGTGCGCCACGCAGCGCCAGCCAGAACGTGTCAGCGTCCACCGTGTGCCGCGCCTCGCCCTCGATGCCGTCCGGTGCCGTGATCTCGCCAGCCTGTGCGTCGTTGACCAGCACCAGCGCCGGCCGATAGCCGCGCCGCTCTGCGAAGATCTCGATGGCGTTGGTCAGCCGCTGTTGGAGCGCCGTCTTGGACGGGTCGTACCATCCGATGTACGTCGTCATGCTGCGTCCTCTCGTACTGCTGCGCGGAGCCGGTCGCGGAATCGCTTGATGCGCTCGGCTCGTGCTCCTGGCGTCATGTCGGACTCGTCAATCAGGTCCGTCTGGTCGAACGTCCGGCTACTGCCCCACGCGGTCAGATGCACCGTCACGGCGCTACCGTTAGCCGAGACGACCGTGCCGGTCATGCCAGCTAGTGGATGCGGGGAGCGAATGCGGACGATGGTGTGCGGGCGGTGTGTCGTGGGCATCAATCAGCCTCCCGTTCGTTCTGCGAGACGCTCCTGCATCCACCCTGTGTTCCAAATCTCCAGCGCCGATACACGCCGTTCGATCCACGCTTCCTTGTTTTCGACCGGCCATGAGCCTGGGGCCGGTTGATCGCCACGCAACGCCCGCCAGATGCCCTGTGGTGTCTGCCCGGTGAAGCGGCCCAGTGCGTTGTGTTCGATCCATCGGGACATGTCTGCAACGTGTTGAAGCGCCGCATAGGTCGTGAGGACGCTCACCCAGCAGGCGTAGGCAGCGGTACGAAACTGCACGAGCAAACGTCCGTATCGGTCGCTCAGGCGTCCCTGTCGGAGCTGTGCGTCGCGGTAGCGGGGATGTGATTTACCATGTTCGCTAAACCAGACCCGCGCCGTTTCGAGTCGCCCGGACACCTCACGCAGCTCAGCATCTAGGTCGTCCAGGTCGCAGGAGAAGAGCTGCGCATCGAGCCATGCCGTCAGCGCTCGATCATCCGGTGTGATCGTGTCGCGGTAGGCGAAGACGTGCGGGTCGCTCGTTGCACCCTGTCGCGGCCGTGGCTGTGAGCTGGTCAGCGAGAAGTCGGTCATGCCGCCACTGCCTCCAGCCGACCGATACGATCGAGCCACAGCGCAATGGCGTTATCTGCCAGCACATCAGACAGGACAGCGTAGAGCACGGACAGCTCGGTGAAACGTTCGTCAGCTCCAGGCTTCTCAACCGTCCAGCCGATTGCCAGACGTCGTTCTGCATCGTCGCGTCGTGCAGCAAGATCATCGGCGCTGGACGCGGCGCGAAGTTGGTTGATGCACGGTAGGTATTCGCCAGTCAGGATGTGAACAAGCCGATGCCGACCGCGCGTGAAGCGATCGAAGTCGTCACGGTGGCGGTACAGATAATCGACTCCAGCGAGTAGCCGTTCGCGTGTTTCGGTTAGATCAGCAATAAGCTCATCTTCCGAGCGACGCTCGGCAACCATCTCGCTTCGCTCGGAAGGTCGGGGGCCTTTATATAAAGGCCCCCCCTTCCGAGCGAGCGAAGCCTTTGGTCGGGTGTCGCTCGGAACGTTCGCTCGGAAGGTTGGAAGTGTTCGCTCGGAAGGTTCCAAGCGACCATCAAGCCCCATCTGTTCGTGCTCAGAATGTTGGTTCGTCATCGTCTACCTCCGGGTGTGCATACAGCAGTCGATGCTGTTTTCCGACCGCCGTCTCCTTCAGCCGTTCTGCGGCCACAAGCCCCTTGATTTGCGGCCGCAGTGTTCGATCAGATAGGCCGAACTCCGCGACGGCTTCCTCGATGCGCCACCATTCGCCACGCTCACGTGCCCACGCGACGATGCGCATCGGATCGAACGTGCCCTTGTCCGGCTTCTCGAACGCGGTCAGGTGGATCGCATCGTCAACACTCTTGATTGAGTACAGGAAGGGCTTCACCTGCCCGCCCTCTTTCAGGCGCGGCGTAACCTGCATCACGTCCTCGTGTTCGGTTGTGCCGACGAACAGCGCCCCGTCCATCGCGCCCCAGATTGATGTGGTGCCACGGATCGAATCAGCCGGGTTGTCGTACAGCGGGTTCTTGTTGTTGTGGTGAACGAGTTGAATCGAGACGCTGAACTCGTCTCTGAGCGATTTCAGGAACTTCAGGATCGGTCGCATTTCCTTTGACGAGTTTTCGTCTGCAGAATGCACCTCACGCAGCGGGTCGAACGTAATCAGTGACGGCTCATAGATCCGCATCACCTCATCCACCAACCGCCGGATGCTGTCCTGGTTGTCGAGCTCGATGCCCCGGTTCGTCACCGTGAACAGCGTGTCTCTGACGGCCGCTGGATGAATCCCATGACCGGCCAGCAAGCCACGGAACCGCCGCCGCATTGCGCCACGGCTCGACTCCTCCTGTATGTAGACCGCGACACGCGGCTCAGGGACGTGGAACATCCCGAACGCCGGCACGCCTGCGGCGACGCAGATGTGCACCTCCTGTTCAAGGAACGACTTGTAGGTCTTGGGTGGCCCGACTGTCAGGCCCAGCGATGTGGCGCGAACCAGACCATCGACCAGCCAGACGTCCGGCTCGTCTGGCTCTTCCAGCAGGTCGGCAACACTGATGATGAATGGGTACTCCGGTCGCGCCGTGTTGACGACCTCGAACGTGATCGATGCCTGGCGACCCTTCAGGAGCCATTCGAGCTGCGTCGCCGCGCCACGTGAGACCAGCGGTGCCGATGCGTCGGTCAGCATCGACCACCCCGCGACCGCGATACCCTGCCGCCATTTTCGGTAGGTGTCGCGAACGTTCGAGAGAACGTGCCGACGGGCGTCCGGATCTTCGTGCGCGGCTAGCGCCGTAATCACGGCCTCTGCATCGGCCTCAGGCACGCTGTAGCCTGCCATCCAGCCGGATAGCGCCAATGACAGGTGGTGCCGCTGACCGTCCTTCCAGAACGGTGCAGCGAACTCGACAATCCGTTCCATCTCGGACGGCGCGAGCGCCACGCCCTCGGTGCCGGGCTCACCTGCTGGTTGCTCGGTTCGTTGCCGGACATCGAAGCCAATCGTGCTCAGCTCGATCGTCGGGATGCCGTCGGCAATCGGTCGACGGTCTGACCAGACATACGGCTGGCCTGTCTCGGGGTGGATTGATGGCGGTGCAACGCAGTAGTGATTCCCGCTGCGGACCTCAATCTTCCCGACAACGTACTTGTCGGTCGGCACCGCGGAGCGGCAGTAAACATGCACACGGCCCTTGCCGGTCTTGGCACGTGGTAGATCACGCAACGCGGGGTGCTGCGTTGCGTGATCTGCGTAGCCACCGTCTGGCTGGTCGTTGCGATCGAAGTCGATCACGACCAGATTGCCGCTGATCGGCCCACAGACGACGGCCAACTGCCACCCCTTGACCTCGAACCACTCGTACAGCTCGCTGGCGTCGGCAAACCGCGTCGTGTACTCGCCCCAGCGGAATCCGACCGGCGGCTCCTTTGTGCCCGGTTGAATCGGGATCACGGACACTCCCTGACCGATCAGCGCCAGTGCCGCCTGGTACATCGGCCCCTCCGTCGGTCGCTCCACGCTATGCATCCAGCCCCAACCCCAACTGCGCAGCGATCTCGCGCCGCCGCTTTGCGTGCTTCACGCGCTTCGTGTTGCGCTCTTCCCGCTGCGCCCTCTCGGCTGCGATCCGGCGCTCTTCGATCACGTGCAGCGGCTGCGGGTTGCCGTGTTCGTCCGGCAGTACCGTCCCGTGTTCCGGGCAATGCCAACCGGCCTTCCCCAACCCGCCGGCAACGTTGATTCGCCACAACGCCCGACAGGTGCAGGAACCATCACGCGGCACGAGACGACGCAGGCGCAGGTAGTCCTCATCCACGCGGAAGATTCCCGGCCATTGCTGCCGCAGTTCCTGCCATCGTTCGATGTCCGTGTCGGTCGTCTGCACGTTGCCTCCTCTGGCGCACCGTGGAGCCGCTAAGGCGTGCCTTGGCGGCTCAGGCGGTACGTCAGAAGCCCAGCTCGTCATCGGCTTCGTCGTCAACCGGCTTCGGCTTTTTCTTGAGCGGCATCATTGATGTGATCTTCTGGCGGCCAGTCTGGCCGCGTCCTACTGTGGCCTTCGCGGCCTTGCCCAGCAGATCACTGGCGCTGAGTGATTCGCCTTCAGCAATCTCACGCCCGAGCAGGGCTTCGGCCCATGCCCGCATCGTGGCCTTGCTGTTCATGGATTTCGACGTGAAGGCCCAAAACTCCTCACCAACCCAGTCTTCGATCGTCTTCGGATTTGGCACATCGCGAGTTGGCTCGTTCTCGTTGGCGTCGATCACACGAGCAATCTCAAACACCCACTTGACGCGCTCACCGCCGCCGTACTCCTCGCGTCCCTCGATGCCGTCTTCCATTGCTTTCAGCTTGAACACGTACAGACCCTGTGGGCACTGCTCGAACGTTCCCTCGGTTGCGGCCGGAAGCGTGAAACTCATCCTGTTGTCTCCTTATCGATACGTTGACCGTGTGCCAGTTGCCGTATGCCTAGTGCCGTTTTCCGTGTGCCAGGCGTCTCCTTTCGCCGTTCCCGCCACCCACCCGCGAATGCATCAGAAGTCCAGCGCAATCCAGCCGGCAGCCAGCCAGCCGATGAGTCCGATGGCGACGATGCAGTACAGCGCCCCGAGCATCACGGCGAGGTTGCGGAACACATCGGTCAGCGCCGGGTAGACCGTCTGCTGGCTCACGTATTCATCGTCCCGTTGCAGTTGCTCTACATCGTGGTTGCGGTAGCACGGGATGTACGAGATCTCTGCCGTGTCGTTGTCCGTCTTGACAGGACGCTCGACCGCCATGCCGTCAACGACCGAGAAATAGACCTGCATTGCGTCGCGGACGAGCTGCTGACCTGTGCCCTCGATCAGCCCGTACTCGTCAGATCGGAGATAGCCACCGGTGTAGGTGCGGGCCAGTGGCAGGGGATCATCCGATCCCCCACTCACTGCCGGAAGTGGCAGCGCGACAGAGTCGCCGTGACCGCCGATGCGTGGCTTGCGTGGCTGGCTGTACTCGTCTGCCAGACCGCGCACGATGTCCTGATAGGTCGGACGTGATGGGCGCTCAGAGATGACGTAATCTCGCTCCATCACGCCACCTCCGCCTTCCAGCCGCATCGGCAGCGCCAGAAATCGACGTAGCCGCGGGGCATCTGCAATTTCTGCGACTGCCAGATGTCGTCAGTGCCGCAGGCCGGGCAGTGCAGGTCGCCGTCAACGATCACCGGACGCCGGTACGTCTGGACGCCCACGTAGGACGGCCACGCATCCAGCGCTGTGAGGGCCTCCGCTGCGTGCCAGCAGATCAGGCCGTCACGGCCGTTCTCGCAGTCACACATCGTGTGGACGTTGCCGTTGCTCAGGTCGCGGCAGACGACAACACCGTAGCCGCGCCCTGGCACGTCGGAACCGCTGACGACGAACGCCGTCATTGTGATGTCGAGCTGCGAGACCGTCCGGCGTCGGTCGACGGACGTTGCAATCTCGCGTGCGTCCTCGATTGCGGCCTGCCAGCGCGGCGTGTCCATCGGCACGACGTCCACCATCGCCTGTCCGCCGTCTGGGTAGGTTTCGCGTCGGGGTTGCGTTGTTACGGTCATTTCTGTATCCTGTCTGCGTACACTGTACGAACACATCGTGTTCAGTGAGCGGCTGTTGACAGCAGCCGTCTCACGGCGTCCTCAGCCTCCTCGGCCTCTTCCATCACTGTCTCAGTCAGATACGGTCGGGCACCCCGCATACCCATTTGCGCCTCCTCTCGGCGAATAATTTCGGCGCTCTCAATCTCGTGCGACGATGCGTGCACGAGAGGAGCGCCACCATGCTGACCAACACCGCCAGCGATCAGGGCAGTCGGGAATTCATGTGCACGGACGGTTGTCCATACCCCGCTGCCCTGATCGCTGGCGTCGCAGGCGAGGGCGACGCCAGACCACGGGGACATCTCCACATCACGGTGATTTGGGGAATGGCGGTTACATGTGGCACCTCTCAATTCCGGGACGAGTGCATCGTGCTGACCGGTTCGTCGGCCAAAGGTCCCCGACGCGTCAGCGATCAGCCGGCCAGCCTGCTCAAACCTGTGGTGTACACACGGTGCGTCGCGGCGTGTCAGGTGGCCGACCGGCTGATCGCTGACGGGCACGCGGTGGGGATCGCGCGCCACGTCAGCTGCCTCACGGGTATGGGTGGGAAGGGGTTCACGATGCTGGATGCCGATGCACCCAGCACGCAGCGTCACAGCCGAGCTGCCCGGCTGCCGCCGTGGCGCTGCGTGCTGGGGCTGACTGTTGCCAGCCAGACCCAGCGGTACAGAAGGGAGGGAGGAGGTGAATGCAGTCGTCATGCGGCACTCCGTCCGGACGGTGACGATATGTTGCCAGATGGATACAGCGCCACGCTATAGGGCAGGCCCAGCAGTTCGCACGAGCGCCGGACGACATGTTCAGGCGCGACACGAGCACCGGATTTGTATTTGGTCAGGAGTGACGGGTCGATGCCGAGCTGTTTGGCGAGCCATCGCTGCGTCCGTCCCTGCGCCTGCAATGTCTGAAACACGAAATCCATCGCGCCGTTCCACTCTCTATCGTAACCGTCTGGATACAGTATAGGCGCTGGTGGCTACGATGTCAACGTTTCTGGACAATCTCGTGGATACGACCGCGAACCATGACCATCGGCGACCTGCTGGCCAGACTCATTACGCTGCACGACGTCGCCCGCGGGCGCGCCGATGCTGGCGATGATGCGCTCATGGCAGAGATGATTGCGCTCGGGCTGCAAACTGTAGAGCGATAGCCACCCCCGGAAGCCACCCCCGGAGCAATTTGGAAACTACCTGCTCCAGGGTATTGACATTGTAGGTGTACCTATCTATACTGTAGGTGTACCTGAGAGATGGGTACACGGAGCAGATACAGAGAGGTCACGACAGATGGCAGCACGACTCGACAGCCCCTCCGAGATGAAGACCATGACCGCTCGTTACGCTGGCACGTGTGGCCGCTGCGGTGCCGAGATCGCGGTCGGTGACACGATCGCCTACGACCCGGACACGCGCAGTGCTTACTGCCCGGACTGTGGCGCTGCCGAGTATGCCGAGCGTGAAGCGGCCTTCGCGGCACTGCCGGATCTGACCGGCGACGGCGGCCACTGGTACTACGCCGTCGAGGCCCGCGCCGACAAGATCGAGGATCTGGACCGACGGCTGGATGAGAAGCGCGAGCGACTGGCTAGCGCCATCGAGCGCGGCGCGGAGGAGTCGATCGACGAGTTTGGCGCGAGTGTGGCGTACCTGGAGCGCGGTCGAGCGGCGCTGCTGGCGCAGACCGAGATCCGCTGGTGGCTGAAGGTCCGGACGCAGGATTCCAGCCGCATCGTCCGTAGCCTCATCGGTACCATCCGCGAACCGAAGTAGCGATTACATGGCACCGGCCACAATGGCCGGTGCCTGACTCACTCAGAGAGGACAGCATCATGACAACGACGACTGACCCGCAGGTACCGTGGCAGCATGCTGAGATGATCGACGGACTCACCGTACGAGTGCGTGCGAGCGAGACGTACGGTGGTCTAGATCGCCCGAACGTCAGCATCACCGTCGAGGACCCGCATCACTGGATCAACGCGCTCAATCACGCGATGTCATCTTATCTTGTGTGGCACTCCCACGATGCGCCGGGCCATGGAGTCTACGAGCCGGAGACGATCAACCAGGTCGGGCTTCCAGGCGCAGTCCGCTTCATGTGGATGCCAGGCTGGTCCGGCGATTGGCTCCGCGAGCGGATTGACGCCGCGATCGCTGAGGCGAAGCGCGAGCTAGCTGATCGCCCAGAGCCGGAGATGACGAACGACGAGCTGCGATCGGTTGCTGCCGGACGCCGCCACGCGCATGAGCTCGGTATCGAGATGCCCGCTGACATGGTCGCGTTGGCGACCCGCCGTGCGGTCATCCTTGCCCGCAGTCGCCAACGCGATCTGACGCCTGATGAGAGAGCGGAAGTCTCCGAGATCGCCCGGCGGGCTGATCGCGAGCTGAAGGGCGACAGCTACTTCGATTTCACCGTGCTTTACGATGTCATCCAGATCGAGCTGGAGCGCGCAGCAAACGATGGCGGTCAGATCGATGCGGTTGGAACGTTTACCGTGCGACGACTCAATCGCGCATCAGGCGTCGAGTATCGCCCGCTGATCCGCATGTGGGTAGGTGCAGAGCGCGGTGCCGATCTGCGGCAGGCATGGGGTGGCTCAATCAGCCGATCCGATGGACGCACAACGGTCCTGTGGGAGATTACGGGTCAGCCGATGGCGCAGATGATCGCGAAGATCCGTCCGCATCTGTGGCAGCAGTGCACGCAAGCAGACGCGCTACTGGAGTTGCGAGAGTTGACTGAATCGTCGCCCCGTCCACGGCGTGGATCTCCGCGTCCAGCGGAACAGATGCAGCAGATGGAAGAAATCGCCGAGCGTGTTCGTGCCCTGAACACTCCCGCATTCCCGCTTGACGCCTGATGCTGGACACACAAAAAGCACCCCTGGCCGATCAAGGCCAGGGGTGCTCAGAGAGGTGGTAGCGCCGCCCGTTGACGCCGGAGCGCTGGTCAGTGGCAGATCCTGCCAGCAACCATCGGGCGCTGACGAGGCGGTCAGCCGATCCGCGCCGCCTTCTGTCCCGAGTACACACCCGCCGCCGATAGCCCGGCGATCAGGCCAGCCCAGAGTG